TTCTTTAGTTATAAATTCACTTACAACTCTATCATCATGCGAATCAGGAAACTTAATATTGTTTTCAACTACGTCATAATAGATTTTAAATTTTTTAAGAATTTCGTAACTATTGTTAGATGTTATTATTTTTTGTTTATCCTTACTTTCATCATCAACTTTATGGCAAATTTCCCAAGCCTTGTGCAAACCTTGTATTACCCAATATTTATTGCTAATACTTCCGTCAAGGCTATTCATTTCTTTTTCAAGTCTTTCTATTACTTCTTTTAAAATATTTTTCATAGTTTTTTTATTTCAACTGTTCGGTTTTTCCGAATCGTTCAACTTCCAATAATATGTATAAGCATCTTTAGGTGTTGAAGGCTCTACCATTCCACCATCCATCATCCTCATTCCTACACTATAACCATCTTGCCATGCTCTTTTGATTATTACTTGTTCCTCTGCATCTAATTTTTCTAATAAAATTTCAAGGTCTTGAAGTATAAAATATTCAGCATTAACTTCTAAATCTTGAGAATTATAAAAATCATCTTCCCTAACGTGTATCATGTCTCTAACACGTTCTAATACTTTTTTAATTGGTGTCATATCTCTTCTTTTACAAAATGTTGTTTAGGGATTAAATATGTATTCGTTCTATGTTGCAACACATCTGAAAATTCAGATTTTAATCTATCAAAATAATCCTTAAAAGGTGCAAATTGTTTTTTAGTAATGTCTATTGAAATCGTTACGGTGTGCCCAGTAAAATATTTCAAAGCATTTGATTCTGTTTGATAAATCTTTCCTTTCTTACTTAAACCTGATTTAGGTTGATAATACAATCCAGTAGGATGATGTTTTAATTTATATGGTTTCATACTATTTAATTTTAAAATACGCATAACACAGCATTAATAACAATACCGCTACGCTACACAGTTATTACTTTAATCGTTATAGGGCATTTATCTCAACCTTAACCTGTTTCCAAAATTCAATTTCTTTTTCAAATGAAAATCCACCATCCATAAGGTTAGCTAACTTTATACATTCATCAGCGCAAATAAGTGCTGATTTTTTTGCTTGTAATCTTTCTTCTTTTAGTTTGTTATCATCCATATCAAATACTGATTTTCTAACAAACTTGTTTGCTAATTCCGTTGCTTTTTCTTTTGGTGTCATAATAAAAACGCCCTATAACAAAGTGTATAGCAAATAGCCGTTATTGGGCTGTAATTAAACTATTTGCGTGTTTATAAATTAATTTCTTCTATCAAAGGTTAGTGCGTTCAATCGGCTACTTGCCATACACAAACCGTTATGCGTAACTATATTTTACCACTAATTAAGGTTTAATGGCTATTTATAGGTTTACTCGTTTTTGCCTAATGGATTAATAAAAGTGTAATAATATTCTTCTGCTAAAGGATAGTAGTAACTTTCTTTTAATGGATTAATGAAATCTTTAGTATATGCTCTTATCCAGCACCTAATATACTCTTCCTTTTCTTTTTTAATTAATTCATTATACTTCGCTAATAAATCATTTCCTATAAAGTATTGGTTTTGCTCCATATACTCCATTAATTCTTGTAGTGGTGTTTTCATAGTTCTTTTACATTTAATTGTTCGTATGATATAATTCGATTATTTGTGTAATATCTACGGTTTCCACAATCAGTTTCTATTAAACAATCATAATTATCTACTATTTTAATAAGTTTGACTGTTTCATATCTTTTCCCATTAAATCTGCTTGTAAAGACTATATCTCCCCCCAAGCAAAATGTAGCAATACCGTTTCCAGTATCTATTGTAATATTGTCTATCATAACTTATCTATTTCTTTTTTTACTTCTTCCCAATATTTCACACTATCAGAAATACAACAAGGATTAGCAAAATCCTTTACGTTTTTTACTAAAATCAATGCGTTTTTAATAGCTATTGAAGTACAAAGCATTTCATTACCACATTCGGTATCTTCATTCATTAAAACCATTCTAAATTGATTAACTAAATCTTGTGCCTTTTCCTTTGGTGTCATATTGCTTCAGTTTTAAATTCCCTTTCATAATATTCAGTCGCATTTAATCCGGTATTTTCATAATGCCATATCCCGTTCTCAAACGCTTCCTCAATGATATGTTTCTCATCTTGAATTAATTGCTTACCTGTTTTCCGAATCGTGTCCAAAAGCGATAATGCTACTTTGGTATCTGAATCAAACATTCGTGTAAGATCCTTTTCGTGTTGAAGTAAAATCTGTAATGGTGTCATACTGTTTTAATTTTATTAGTCTATAACCTTATTTTCTAATTCTATAAGTCTGCAAACTTATTTTCTAATTCTTTCCAAAATCGCATCCAGCTCCGATTCAAACGCAAGGTAATTTGATTTTAAGATTTCAATCATTTTATCATCTCTATCTACTCGGTCAACATACAAAGGCGATTTGGTGTAATCCGGATTATATACGACATAATCGCACCACTTCCGATCCGATAATAACATACCCCATTGAATTTGGCACAGATACCGCTTCGGAATCTCCGTAGTAATTATCTGTCGCATAAATTCGGAATTGCCCGGGCATTTGACTTCTATCAATCCATCCTCGCCTACTAATCCGTCCGGACTATAACCAGCGTATTTCATATCGGAATTAAGAATATACCCGACTTGATCTACCTTTACCATCTTATGCAATTCGTATTCGTGTATGGCTTCTGGTTCAAGGTCAATACCGCGCTGCATTTCAAAAGTAACGATATTTTCCTTGACCGGTTTTTTTTCATTTATCTCGAATGCCTTTTCGTATAATGAAGTAAACGCAGCCGCTCCAAGTCCGGATGCGGATTTGCCTTTGACAGATAACACAATCGATTCAGAACCGCCAACACGTCCTAATCTGATTTCGTGCCATTGTTCGCTCCGTTGATGGATGTCGGTGTGGATAGTTATTTTGCTCATACTTCATAAGATTTTATTCCCGTGTCGATTTCTGCGTCAGTCAGGAATATATTAGTTAATATTTTATTGTATTCCGCTCTTGTTTCAAGCGATTTGTCTTCGCCTAAATTGCTAATATAATGCTTTACCCCGGACTTGGTCAAACCCATATCTGGTGCATAAACGACAATAGCCACGTTAAAGTAATAATTCATAAAGAAGCAAAACCATTTGCGCGACTTAATTACCAAATTAGGTTTTTGGTATGCCGAATCTATATTGAACCATTCCGACCTGTGAACACCAAAGGTTCGTTCTATACCTTTAATTGTTATCTCCTTAAATATCTTATACATCGCGTTGTATCTATGAATATTCGTAGCATTAATAAAGATGTAATCCTGATTCGAATATGTTCTTAATTTTCTTCGCATCTGATTTAGATGCAATAATTCACTTGGTTTGCTTGTCATTCCAAAATTGTTTTTTAGTTTTCGATTTAATAAAACCTTCGCACTCGCGTAAGTGCTTGTAATTGAGTTCTGCATAATTATACATCCGAACCTTTTGAAGATTGTTCCAAATCCAATCCTTCATCAGCTTGTTATTCGGAAAGGATTCGATTACGCTTGTATGAAACGGAAACTTACGCATAGCTTTATTCTTCTCATTCCAGAACTCTTTAATGTGCCAATTTATTTTGTCTTCCGATTTTATTACGTCCATTATGTTTCGTTGCATCCAAATCACGAACATATTTGGAAAATTAACGGGTAATAAATGGCTCATTGCCGGTCCGTGTAATACCATCTTCTCATTCGACATTAAAAGGTCATTAAACGAATTTTCATCGTGTACCTGGTATTCTCCTTCATCCACGAATCTATAACGTAATATTTTCGCAATCGACTTGGATGCAAATGTAGTTCCGGATCGTTGTGGACCGGTGACCCAAACCTTTTGATACGTTTGAGCCTGTTCGATTATGTGTTCAAATTTAGTCATACCTAAATCTATTTTTAGGCTTGAAGTAAAATTGAACGCTGCGAATCATTCAAGACAAAATTCGCGATTGCATCTTCCAGGTTATAGCTTCCATCCGCTACGGCTTTAACCAATTTCTTGAAATCGTCATCGTTTAGTTTCCTTTTAGATTTAGCTTTAGGCGCAACGGTTCTTACCCGAATCGCTTCCACGAGTTCTCCGAATGCTTTTACATTGGAGATATACAACGCGATTTGCTTACCTTTCCAATCTTCAATGTAATTTGATCCGCATACTTTTGCAATCGCCTTCGCATTGGTTTTGTTTACGATTAATGGCTTCTGGTCCTTTAGATGTGCAACCAAACATTCTTCATTTCTTCCATCCGCGTTCATTACGGATTCGGTTTTGACCTCGGTGATTTCCACGATTAGATCCTGATTCGGTTCGAGCGCATACGCACCAAGGTAATTAGGATTCATTGTTTTCTTCCAATGTGTTTTCATAATATAAGTTTTAGTTAATAATTTTGTGCGGTTACAAATCTAAACATTTGTTTGTATATTGTGCAAATAATTAATAAAAAAATATGGATTCAAACGAATTAAGCGATATTTATAAGGAGTTGCAAATGAAACCGCGCGATGTAATTCAATTTTTACTGTCAACAGGAATGGACGTTCCTCCGCATTTGCAAAGCGAAATGATTCGCCACAAAAACGGTAAGAAGAAAATTACAAAACCGTGGGAAGCCTTTTACCGGTCTTTATACATTAACCTTCAAAACGAATTAAACAAATGAGTAGATTAATTTTATTCGACCTTGGACACGGTGGAATCGACCCGGAAACAGAAAAATATGTAACCGCTCCGAACAAGCAATACTTCCATCACGATTTTGGCTGGTTTTACGAAGGCGAATGGAATCGTAACCTTATGAAGGAAATTACTACGTTATTTACCGAGTTCAATTCCAAAGCAAAACAAAACGAACAGATTCGATATAATTGGTTTCCGTACGACCACCAAGACGTATCACTTCGTTCCAGAGTATTAGCTTACAACGAAATGACCAACGCCCAGTCCAAAGCCGTTATAATTAGCCTTCACGCGAACGCTTCACCGAATCACAACGGACGCGGATTCGAGATATTCACGTCCAAAGGCGAAACCTTATCGGACCAATACGCGACAATGATAGGAGAAGAATTTAAAGCTGATCCGGTATTATCTGATTCCTTTAAGTTTAGAACCGATTACGCTTCCGATGGTGATTTAGATAAAGAAGCCGATTTTTATGTGTTGCGTAAGTCAATCGCACCGGCAGTCCTTGTCGAACACGGTTTTTTTGACAATGTAGAAGATGCAGCTCTACTTTTGAATAAGGATATAATCAACCGGTTTGCAAATATGTATTTAAGGTTTGCAATTAAATTTATGTTTGGTTAAAAAAATAGTTGTATATTGTGCTAAATTATTAACCACTAAATCTAAAAACAATGGAAAAGGAATTTAAACACTCACTAATCTACTTTGCAATCGGATGCGCGTTCATTCTCGGATTCGTTCTTGGAGTCATTAACAAAATCGAAGTAACTTGCATATAATATGGATTCAATATTAGCTGAATTAATTAAGAAATATCAAGAAAGGTCCGAAGCCGGGTTGGAGAAATACGGAACAGATTTAGACCGAAAAGATTTACTTCTACGCGATTGGCTAATCCATTTACAAGAAGAACTTATGGATGCTTCTTTGTACGCCACCAAAATCATTAGTTATATTAACCAATTAGAAAACCATCACAACAATGAAAACCTTTGAAATTAAAGCGAATGAATTTTCGCAACGACTGGTTACAGTCACAACCGCATTAACACCAGCGTTTTTAATAATATCTATTTTATTATTAGCATTATTTAACGGCTTTCTTGAATATTTACACTACCGAGAAATAATCGGTACTTGGAGCGCAATCTTACCCGGAGTTGTATTTGCAATATTACGATTCGGATCCGGATTAGGTGGCATAAAAATGATTCAAAACCAAGAAGCCCCTCGTGGTGTTTTCTTTGTGTTTGTTTCGATTGGATTAACGAGTTGGGCAACCTCTCACGTTTCGGAGATTGCACAAAGTATTGCAATAAATACGGAACAAGTTGCAAACGCAAAATGGTTTGTAATCACCGCACTTTGGGTAGCTTTATTAGGAGAATTAATGATTGCGGCTTATATGCAATCCGTACAAGAAAAACTCGATAAGGAATTGAAGTTGGCAACAATAAGAAAAAAACCATTAAAAAAAACGACCACAAATACACAACCATCAGTAACCGGAAGCAATCTAAACGCAATAGGATTCAAAACCAATTCACAACAATTAGTTGCGGATTTACAACGAGCCAAGAATAACCTTGCAGCATACGAATCCAAGTTGCGTAATGGCGTAGGCAATCCGGATTCAATGCAAAACGGAATTGAAAGATGGAAGGAAAAGATTAGATTAATCGAAAGCGCATTAGGGTAGTTTTCATTGTTTTGTTTTTATTTCGAAGCCGAGCAGCACCACACGGAATTTGCTCGGCTTTTTTTAATCCGCTTTTGAAAACGTTAATTTCGGTGTCCATTTCATAGTTTTTCCACTTAATTCCATCCACCAACCACCCAAAGGTTTAGGCATTACTTGCTTCTCGATTTGGAAACCATTTGGTTGCAAATATTCTTGTTTAAAGGTACCGGTCTTGACGTGATGTTGCGTTTTTTGATGCACAACGCAGTTTTGATCCATTTCATAAAACGGATGCTCAACCACCCACGAATCGTGAGTATGCCCGGATACCACCACATCCGATTTGACTATGGACGCGTATCTATTAACGGAAAGAACTCCTTTCGTAACCGAACCACCAAATGCACCGTGATGGTAGAATAATTCGATTGTTCGAGTTTTCCCACCTGAATCGCTATAAAATCGAACAAAACCCTGGTATCCTCCGTGTTGAATTAATGGATTGTATTTGTGAAGGTAATTTAAAAGATATTCAATCGGATCAACCTCGATGTGTTTTATAATGGATGTTTCGTGGTTACCGTCCGCTATTAATAAGATATTATTCGCGTACGGTTTAAGAATCAAAGCCGTATCTTTTACAACCGCGTCAATGTAATTCGGTTTGTTATGTTCCGGTCTTATGTCGGCTTTACTCCTTCGCGGATCACCTTTCCCTTGCATTAGGCAGAATAAATCTCCAAAGATTAGTATCAATGCGTTTTTTTCCACGGCTTGATTTAGAACCTTTATTAATAGCTTCCTATCGCATTTTGGATTATCTATATGCAAATCGGAAAGAAGCAAAAACATTTGTTTCGTATCTCCAGTTCTATTTAAATCCACCCGAAAGGATAAATCCGTCATTTTCTGTATGTTCGTTAGTTTCATGTTGTTTTATTTAATAAAAATGGGCAGATGCAAATGCGCACCCACCCAAATCGAAATCCACACCACACGGATTTTTACTTAATTGCAAAATACTTCTTTGTGATTACCACCGCATCCGCAATGTCATCAATAACGAATAACCACTCCTCGATTACTTCTTCTGCATCGTTGTTTTCCAGATTAAAAGAATCCGCAAACGCAGCGATTAATTCTTTTCGTTCCGCGCTCTTTACGTCCTTAAATTGTTTCATCGCTTCTGGGAATGAACCGTACACGGCAGCGACCTTCATTACTAATGTTTGAACAAAGGAAAAGATTTCGGTCAATTCGATTTTACCATCTTTGTCCGAATCCAATTTAGCGGCTGCGGTAATGAGTTCACCGAATGCGGTAACTAATGATTTTAATTCTTGCTTATCCATTTTATTTTATATTTAGATTGTTTAAAACTTCTTCCATTACCTTTGTGTTTCGCTCAATTATACCTTGATTGTGTAGCATATTCTCCCGGTAACATTCGATTACTTCGCGCTCCAACTTTGTCAACCGGTCGTTCATCCGGTTGTACTGATTCCATAAGGTATAAGCCATTGCGGACATCATCGCGAACATAACGAATACGGCAAAACCGCTTGATTTAATGACCGAATCGAAATTGGGTAGCTTGTCTATTATTGCTTTCATTTTAATCTATTTTACGCATTATTACCTTATTCCCTTGCGATTCGATTACAAAGAAATCCGAATCCAACTCCTTATTAAAGAACTCTCTAAAGTCGATAACGTCATTGAATAAGGTCTGAACCTTGAATCTATTCTCGGTGTAAATCAAAATCTTTCCTGTTCGACCACCCTCGATTACTTCGCCTTGCATCGTGGTTTCAACTACGTTTGTAAATCGGTCAACCTTTAACCATATAATATCACCTCCATTTATTCGAGCAATCCATCTGCCTTCGAATCCATCTCCGAATTTCATACGAGTCTTGGCAAAGAAACCATAGCCTTGCATATCTCGGATAATAGTGTTGACAGGAGCGTATAATCGTTGTAACTTTTCACGTTTGCTTAATCGAGCTGCATCCAACCAATTTAGGTTTTCGTTTCGGTATATGATATTAAAAGCATATTCAGCCACTTGTGTTGAATCCATTATCTTGTCGATTGCTTCGAAGGTCATCACTCCTGTATTTGGAAGCGTCTTGGATTCGTAAACTATAAAAGCTTGTGAATCTGATGTGCCAAGTGTTGATTCGGTAGTGAACGTGAATGGCTCGTAATAAATCGAATCTGGTACTTGGCTTTTTAATCCCTTTGCAAATAAGGCTATTAAAATAAACATCACTATTTCCAAAGCCTGTTTAAATGTAAAATCAGTTTTCATATTAGTTATTTTTTATTTGTTCAATTTCTGTTAATATAAGTTGTATTTGTGATTTAAGCGTTTCTATTTCCGTTGCTTGTTGTTCAATTATGGCTTGTTGTTCTTGGAATCCTTTTAATAATGGTATGACAAATGATACATAGCTTAAAGTTTTATAGCCATCTGCATCTTCTCCAACATATTGCGGGAATAAACTTTCAACTTGTTGTGCAATCATTCCTTCAAATGTTCCTCCTAATTTAGATTGACTTGTTCTGCCTTCAAGTTTTTTATACATATTATCATTCCATTGATATTTTACTAATTCTAATTCTTTTAATTTATCCAAAACATTATCCATATCGGTAATATTTTGTTTTAACCTTGCATCTGAACTTGATTGTAATGTTGAAGTAACGTCATAATAATATGTATCTGCTCTAACATTTCCATTTACATCTAATTTATAACTCGGCGTTGACGTACCTATTCCTATTTTAGTTCCTCCTCTACCAGAATAATCTATCAAAATATCTCCTTGTGGATTATCAAAAATCAAATCATTTTGTACTCCAATAACATTTGTTTCCATAAATCTTATCATTACATAATCACCATCATTACCAACATCACTTATAGTGTTTTTTGTACCTAAAAAATCCATAAATAAACCAATTCCTGTTGAATCAACGATAAAAGTTAATCCATTATCAGATGTTTTTTCAATCATTCCAAAAGTTGAACCATCAGCAAAAGTACGCTCTTGAATAGCAAACTCAATATCAGCAGATGTCGTACTTTCTGGTCTTATAATTGTTTGTCCTCGTATATCCATTGTAGCACTCGGCGTACTCGTACCAATCCCAACCCTGTTGTTAGTTGCGTCAACGTGCAATGTAGAAGTATCGACATCCAAGTATTTTTTTATATACAAAGTATCTGCCGTTTCCGTTATGTTGTTGTAGGTTGTTCCGCCTCCGGTAGCGGCAATGGTTATATTATTACCGGACTCCGATAAAGTTACATTCGTTCCAGCAGTCAAAGTTACATCCGTGCTACCACTCGTATTCGAACTAATAACGGATGTGGATGCAGTACCAGCTCCTACCGTTAATGAACCTTCATTTGTCGCACTCGCATCGGCATCGTCCACATTTAAATTTAATGTTGAACCACTTGATATGGATATATTCCCGGCTGCACCTGTTGTAGATATGTCTTGGATTTCATTCGTAGTAGAAGCATCTGCATCGTTTACGTTTAAGTTTAAAGTTCCACCACCATCGGATAAGGTTATGTTTCCAGCCGCACCCGAAGTCGAAATGGTTTGTAATTCATTAGTAGTTGACCCATCCACCTCCGTAGTTAAATAAGTCGAATTGTCATAGCTTATTGTCGTACCGGTAGCCTTTACAAACCCTGTTCCATTTAATTGGTCTTGTTTTAAATCCAAATCACCCTTCGTAGCTATATAAGTTGTTGTATCAACTGTCAAAGGCGAACCAACCGTGCCATCTCCGGTAATGGTTACATTATCAGTCGTAACCGAACTAATTACCAATGCCAACGAATCGGACAATGCTCGTAACGTAGCCAACACAGATGTATCCGCAGTCAATTCGCTTCCGGTTGTGCCATCGCCTACAATCGTAACGCCATCGGATAGAACCGAACTAATTATACCAGAAGTAGCTGCCAATGTATCTCCATTTAGAATCAGAACTGTATCGGAAACGCCATAGGAAATGTATAAGTCCCGAGAGTAAACCATTCCCGAATCCGTTGGCGAAGAAATCAGAACCGAACCCGCTAAAGAATCCTTTGTGATTTGGTTCAATTTGATCCTGGGCGATTGGGCAAAGGTCTGTATCGTTGCCGTGAGTAATGCGAATATTATTAGTGTGTGTTTCATTTTAATTCTTTTCGATTAATTGTTTAACCATTTCTTCTAATTGCTGAATGCGTTTATCTTGCGATTCTATTATTATTTGTTGCTCTTGTATGGCTTTGGTTAACGTTGCGATTATAGCACGATCCGAGTAGTTTAATTTTTTATTTTCTTCTTCTTCGTTCGGTACGGCTTCTGGTATTACCTTTTTGACATCTTGTGCGATAAAACCAATTTCTTCAAATTCCGTATTAAATCCGCTATTTTCATTCCACCGGTAATACAATGGTTTTAATTTCATAATCTTATCCAATCCGGATTCTATTGTTCTTGTTACTGTTTTAAATCTACCATCGGATGCGGATATGTTTCCACTTGCGTCTGTAGATAATGTTCCAGCTCCATAACCAGTAAACTGAACCGTTCCATTGTTTTTTAGTATTAATCTTTGGTTAGCATTATTATTTGTAGTAAGAATTATATCAGCATTTTCATAATTCGTTAAGTAAAAATCATCTAAATCTAAACTCATTGCTATACCATCGCTTGAAGTTAAACCTGTAGTCGTGTTTCTTAAATAATATCCACCACCAGTTGCACTATTGTATAAAATCTTTATTATTCCATCCGCATCGAAAGAACTACCATCCCAAGACAATTTACTTTCACCATTAATTGTATTAGATGTACCAGAAGCCGTTAAAAGATAATTATCTGTGTTATTATTAATCGTAACACCTCCAGTAAACAAAACTCCATCATCGTATAAATCTCCTGTAAAATTAATATCTCCGGTTACATCTAAAGTATATTGTGGATTGCCAGAACCAATTTGAACTTTATCAGCACTTGCATCTATCCACATAAAAGGAGCTGTTGTACAACAATTATCCGAATAAACTCCGAAGTCATAATTGGCTTCAGTATTATTAAACGTAACCGTACCGCCATCTTGTACGATTGTACCCGATTGCGTTAAGTTGCCATTCAAATCTGTTTTGCCATTTACTTCCATTTGGTATGTATCTGTTGAAGTATTTATTAATAATGGCGAAACTGAATTATATCTATCTCTAAATTCAAACAAAGTTGATGCAGTTAATAAATAATTGGAGATGTACATTTTACCAGCAATATTATCTATATATGGGAACTCTCCGCTACCATCTGTTCCAAATATTAACTCGTCATCAACCAATATATCATCACTTGAATATATTCTGCCCGTAACGTGCAAAGGATAATTTGGATCCGTATTCCCTATTCCTACATTTCCGCTATTGTAATATATTTCTCCGGCAGTTGCTCCTTCTTGCCATAAACTTGTGCCTGATGGGAAATCCGCCCTAATAGCAGAAGCCGTATCCTGTAACTCCGTTCTCGAAGCGTAATTACTTAAAGAATCGGATACTTGAGTAATAATAGATGCCCTAACCGTGACCAAAGTATCTCTTAATTTGGTAAGTGATGTATAATCATTCCAAAACCCTTCGTCACCTAAATTGATAATACCGCTTCCGTTTGTAGAATTACCCTTAATAACCGTTCCCAACCTTTGAATAATAACCCCTTCCGCAGTCGGTTTCGTACTCGTATAACCACCACCAACACCCACATACACTTCCGCGCCATCCGCTAAACCTGTTGTGTTTACTTGCTTAATATGACCTTTTATTAAGCCTAAACCAACTTCAGCAATTCCGATTTCTTCTCCGGCAATAACCACAACCGGCATTTTACTCGGATCGGATGCGTCAGCTGGTGCAACGTTCCAATAATTACCTTGAGTTCCTACCGCATATAATGGCGTTCCTTTTGAAATTACCGAACCGCTACCATTGTAAATCGAATCCTCAATCGATAAGGATTCAATAAATATTTGGTCATCTACTTGATTTACTTCAATACCTAATCCGGCATCGATAGTAGCTAACAAAATCGGAACTATGGTTGCATCCGTTATAACCGTATCCGCGCCAATTAACAAAGTCGAATCGGCAAATCTGAATCTTAAAACGGAATTAAAATCTAAATTGGAATCCGCTCCGGTCGTAACGAATTGCCCCGAATCTTGACCTTGAACGAGCTGATACAATTCGAATCGTGGATAACCTTGTCCTAATGCGAACAAAGGTAAAACCATTGACGAGATTAGAATTAGATTTTTTACAAATTTGAAACGACCCATACAATGGTTATTTTTTCTCCCGAACGCGGAACGAAACTAAATGTAACCGTACCCGCGACCGGATCGTGTGAAGAAATGAATTGATTAGATATGAATTGCCCGTTTCTGTATATCATAATAGAAGGTAAATCTTCCGGTAATTTACCTTCGTTCTCCGTAACCGTAAACGTAGCCGAAACCCCATCCGCAGTAAATTCTTGTTGAAACATTGACACGGCATTGGTCGTAGGTGTAACAAATTCCTCAACAAACCAAATCAAGGTAATGTCATCGCCTTGATCCGGAGCGAATGTCATTGTGATTGTTCCGTTTGTTGTGTTAATCCCGGATATATAATCGTTATTAATATGTTGTCCGTTTCGCATTAATAGAATCGCATCCTTTGTCTTTGCGAGTTTGCCTCCATTTTTGGTCACCGTAAAGGTTGATTGCGTTCCATCCGCGATGAATTGTTCTTGGATTATTTTTAAATTATTAGGCAGCGACATAAACCAAATAGCTGCGATACTATCGTCTGCACTTGGAGTATAATTCAAAGTAAATTCAGATGTTGTTTGTGAGTAGCTTGTAACCTTATCAGAATCAATAAAAATACCATTTTGGTAAATTAACATTTCTTGTTTTCTACTTGGAATAATTCCGTTATTAGAAGTACAAGTAAAGGTATCGGAAGATCCACTTGGTGTAAATATCTGTTGGTATATTCCGCTATCTTCAAGTTCTCCCCTAAAGAACCAAACTACTGCAATTCTATCTCCAACATCAGGTGTAAAACTTAATGTAAATTGACCATTTATCGCATCAAGTGAACTTATATAGGTTTGATTTAACAACAAACCATTTCTATATATAGTAATTTCAGCTGCGTTTTCAGGTAAAACTCCGTTGTTTTCCGTAACCGTAAAGGTAGCAGAACCAGAAGCGGTTAATACCTCTTGAAATATTACTCCGTGTCCAATCTCTGGATTAATTATTGATGTATCGTCATTATCTGTAATAACTGCACCACCAGCTGAAGAAGAAGCACCTACCGCACCGTATGAAGCCACCAAACGGTAATCTCTTGATAAATAAACTAAAGATTGTTCTGTGTAAGGCATTAACTGTCTTCTTTTACTTGATACCAAATTCCTGTTACCATATCTCTATATAAATCATAAGTACCACCGTGAAAAATCCAATAGGCACTATTATAATTAATTGCGTAATGTGGTTGTAAAAACGCATTATCAGGATCAGTCATTACCATTGTTGTTCCCATAAATTTACGAACTGGCAATAATTGACCTTTAATTGATTCGTTTGCTAATAATTGACTTATGTTTTTTGCATCTCCTGTATTTCCAACCTTCCATCCGTTTTCAGTAATTACCCATTCATCAGAATCGTTTTTAACTTCTAAATGACCAGGAGAATTTAAATTAGGACCATCACCAATAATGGTTTTAACCTCATAAGTTTTATATGCCGTATTATCGTTGTCGGACTGAAATCTAATAATATCGTTTTGATCCGAAAAGAATCCGGTATGAATGTATTGTAGGAATGTATTTGAAGCCTCATAAGTTACGGTATAATAATCTTCTAAAACCGGAACTGAACCACCTTGTAAAATAGCAGTTAATGGATTAATACCATATTCTCCATATACATTATAAAACTCAACCTTTACGGATAAATCTCCATCAGCTGGAACTTGCGGAATTATTAATTGAATGTTTTGCAATATTTCGTTACCATCTGTAACCTTTGGTAATAGAAAATAATAATAACCTTCTGTTGTATCCCAATAAGCATTTTGCAATCCTATTTCATCGAATTTATTATACTGCCTTATAAATTGATTTTGATAATAATGATTTGTTACTTCTCCTTCTAATTTTATTAAAATTCTAAAAACAACGTAATGGTCTTGAAAAGATGTAGTTGCAACCGTTTGAGTAAATGCAGTATAAAATGCAAGTGTAAAATCAAGTTGCAGAATTGAATCAAAATTATTGGATGCAACATCTTCAGCAACCTTTGCAGTTTCATCGTTGTAATCCCAAATTGCACCTGGTAATAAGTTTCTTGTTGCTAAATGTTCGTATTCAACTCGAGCATATTGCAATGGAGCAAAGAACTCAAAAGAACTTCCGGTTAATCTATATAAATCAGAATTATCTATATCGGATTGGTCGTGAAGAATCGAATAATCTCTTGTATTAGTTTGTAAGCTACCTAATAATGGATAACTCTTTTCAATAACCGAATTTGCATTTAGATATTCATTGATTTGTGTAATATAAAATCCTGATCCGCTATTAATAATTCGCGCTCCAAATGTTTTGCATATTTCTTCTAAAACTTCGTAACAGTTTTTATAAACGTAATTGCCTTTGGTGTCAATGTGATAAAATGCTCGATGCGGAATCCTTGCCTTTGTTAAGACTGTATTGTTAGAATTATATGTATATTCTTGAGAATGCCAATTTATTACTACCGAAAATAAAGGTTCTGTAATCGATGCGTAAGCATAATTAACTGAACCTAATTTTAATAAAACCTTTAGTAAGTGTGAAAATATAGAATCTTTTCCCGTATATGGAACTCCATTGTCGTTATAATCAATATTTTTTAAAGTATTTAATCCATCCTTTGCTTTTAGTACAAAAGAATAACCAAGGTTTAAATCAACATCTTCAATGGAAACCAAATCGGTTAAAATATATCCAACCCATTTGAATACTGTTTGACCTGTTGTTTGATTCGTTCTTATATATAAAAAATATTCATCTTCATAAGATGTAACTAAATCTTCTACAAAAGAATTTAATGCAGAAGAATCAATGTGCATATCAATAGAAGCCTCGGAACTTATTACTGATTTAAACCTATTATCTTCATCCCCACCAGTATCATATTTTATTTGAACCCCAAGTGTATCAAATTGAGTAGCCGACCCAGTAAAGGTACTTTGATGAATCTCTATAATGTATTCAGCTCCCGATTCAGAAAAAAATGTTGATTCAAATTTTTTCGGCATTATCTATTTCGATTTCGTTCGGCTCGTTCAACAACCAATAATAAATCAGAACCTTGCAATCTTGTGGACGCTACAAAATTTCCATTTGTTCCTACATTAGACAACATCGACCGTAACTTATCCAAAGGCGCAACAACTTCCGGATTACTTAAACTTGTTCCGCTTCCTTCTCCGACCAAAGCCATTGTCGGTCCGGTCACTAATCCACCTGAAGCGAGTCCGAGTAATCCCAATATGTTACCACCAAATGAACCTCTGCCCGTTTTTAATCCAATTCCGCTAAATAATTTACCGACCGCAGAACCACCCGGAATCAATGATAAAATAGTTGCAAATATAGCCGCTTGTGCAATAGCCTTAATTAACTGCACAATCATTTGCTTTATTCCTTGTGTTAATGATTTAAATACGTTTTGCCCTCGTTCTAATGCGGTAAATACAGAATCCGTAACGGTTGAAGCTATACTTGCAACACCTTGTAATAATGTTTGAGCGCGTTCGTTTAGCGCGTTAATTCTTTCTTGGTTCTTTATTTTTGCTTCATCAATTTTAGCTTGTTCAATTTCTATTGGTCCGTTTTCGGTAAGTAAAACTACTTTTCTGTGTAAACTTTCGTTTGCTTTTTCAAATTCTTCATTTAATACACTTTGAGCCGATTTAACCTTATTTATTGATTCAACTTGATTAAGTAATTGCGTATTAACTAATCCGGTTGAATAGGCTTGTTTTTTATTTATTTTAATCGCTTCTTCTTCTTCTTTCCCTTTTGGTTTACCAGTAGGAGTAGGAGTTACGGTTTTAGGCGTTGGAGTTGGCTTTGACATACCTGGTAAAGCAGATACTCCCGGCATAAATGGAATTGGAGCTTGTTGGAATGGTGCGTAAAGTTTGTCAATTTCAGATTTATTTAATGAATTACTCATTGCCCATTTAACGGCTTCAGCATAGGATTCGCCATAACTTTTGCCGTCAATTATTGCTCTCTTTACATTTCCTAATCCGCTTAAATCTAAAATACCAGTAATAATTTTTCCAAAATCTAAATCAGCTAATCCATTAAATAAATCAGTCCAACCATTTAAAACGACCGCGAAACTATCTCCTAATATTTTAAAAACATCAGCAATTCCACTCAATCCGGGTACTGCCGAAACCATAATATCTACCAACTTAATAAAAGCAGTACCAAGATTGCCAATGGATTTAACTAAAGGAACAATGCTATTTCTAAAGTTTTCGGAATTTTTATACATTCCTATAAATAAAGTAATAACTGTTCCTATAACTGGAATTACACGTGTAAACGCAGCACTACCACTTAAAATTCCTTTTGTTATGTTTGCAAATGTGCCAACTAAACTTGCGCTAACTGTAACAAGATTACCAAATATTAATAACAACGGACCAACCGCAGCCGCAATTCCAACCATTAAAAGTATATTCTCTTGAACTTCAGGTGATAATTTTCTCCATCTTTCAGCTAACTTACTAACCGAAGCGGTTAATTTTTCAATTAACCTTGTTGCTGCATCTAATAATCCAGAATCAGCAATGGTTATCATTAAACCTTCGAATGCTGATTGAAGCCTTTTTAATGCACCGTTTAATCCTTCTAATTGTTTATCCGCAATCGTTTGAGCCGTACCGCCACTATTTTCTAATTCCTTTGTTAACTCTCTTAATGATTGCGAACCTTGATCTACTAATGCTGAAATACCTGGTCCGGCTCTATCCCCAAAAATGGTTAATATGTCAGCAGTTGTAGCACCACTTTTTTCGAGTTGTTCTATAATTTGATTTAGCGGCAAAAGGTTTCCAGCGCTATCTAAAGCAGTAATACCAAGTCGATTCAATATTTTTTCGGATTCGGCAGTTGGACTTAATAACCTACTAATCGAACCCCTTAATGCAGTTCCAGCCATTGATGCTTGAATACCGGCATTACCAAGTAATCCAACGGCAGCAGAAACTTCTTCAAATTGTAATCCGGCAGAATTAGCAACCGGAGCGACATAAGCCATTGCTTCTCCTAATTGCTCAAGGTTTGTATTTGAACTTGTAAATGTTTTTGCAAGTACATCTACTGCATTTGCCATTTCACTTGCATCCTTGCCGAAACCGGTTAAGATATTACTTGCAATATCCGAAGCCATTGCCAAATCCATTTGCCCCGCTGCTGCAAGATTTAAAACGCCTGGCATTGATTGAAGTATATCATTGACCTCAAAACCAGCCATTGCAAGAAACGACATACCTTCCGCAGCTTGACTTGCGCTAAAAGAAGTTGTTTCGCCTAATTGCTTTGCAAGGTTTTCTAATTCTTGAAATTGTTTTCCGGTTGCACCTGATACGGCTGCAACTTGATTCATTGCAGATTCGAATTGTGCAGCAGTCCTTAATGCATTACCACCGATTGCAACAACGGGTAAAGTTACGGATGTGGTCAAGTTTTGTCCAACTCGTTGCATTGAGCGACCGAACTTGGTCATACTTCTTTGCGCATTTCTTAATGCTGCGTTAAACTTATTAACGTCCAGATTAAGAAATACGTTCATTTGATTTGCTGCCATATCTTATGCTTGACCGTGTTGCTTTTTCATAAATTCGTCCATTCTTCTTCTATATTCCTTCTGCGCTGCTGTCATTTCTCGTTTAACCGGCTTTTCTTCTTTCTCCCAATCAAATACAATTAGATCCGTCATTTTAATTGTCTTACCCTTGCCGCTATACGGTTGCAATCCTATCGTTGCCAACCATCTTGTTTGCTCCCATTGGCTTCTGAACTCTAATTGTTTCATTTGATTGAAACCTTTGATTGCGTCCATAACCACAACAAAATCTGAATCTAAAAAATCTTGGTTGCTCATTCCCATTTGCCCAATAGCGATTTCTCGTATTTGATTCCAAGTGGTTATTTTGTTTGAGTCAGATGCGCTTTCGTTCGACTCGTTTTCGTTTTTTTTTCTTCAGTCGGCATTGAATTGGCGAATAGATTCATAATTCGTGTAATTGCATCCATATCTTCATCCAATTCATCGCACATATCTTCAAAGGTCCATTTAAACTCTATCTTTTCCTTTCTATGTCCATCTCTCAATCCTTCGAATATTAATTTCAATGAATCCTTGTAATTCAAAGGACTTTGTCCAAGAGTTAAAATAGAAATGCCCGTTTCTTCTTCGAAGCGAATCAGAGTCGCATTCCCGAATGAAACAGGCACTTCCTTATTGTTTATTTTAGTAAATCTAACCATTGTTAATCCGTGTTTGTGGTGTGTTCATTTAATTAAGCGTTTGTTCCGCGATAAACCGCTCCAGAAATCGTAAATGTTGCGGACACGGAAGAGTTATCTTCAACCGGAGTATTCACTTCCCAAGAAGTACAATATGCGCTAAAGGAATAGAAGTTGTAACCGGATGTATTCTCGGTTAAAGTTAAAGCCAAAACAGTTCCGTTATCGAGCGCATCGAATAAAACATCTGGTTGTACGTTATCGGATGTTTCGCTATACAATGCCTCTACGGTTAATGTAGCCGATTTTTGTCCAGGTTTATTTGAAACCCACCCGGAACTTGGAGAATCCTTTGTAAGGATGTTTCGCATTTCCCTTGTAACTGATAAAGTAGCCGTTGTCGCTTCGCCAATGGCGGTTGTGCCATCCTTATATATGCGAAGGTCTGTTCCATTAATTATGTCATTTACTGCCATTTTCTATGAATTTTAAGTTTTAAAATATTCTTTTTCGATTTTTCTTTTTTTCCTTTTTTGTTTCGGCTTCAATCACTTGCTCAACCCCAAATGGTAATACTTCTTGTGCAATCCCATCCGCAATTAACTCCAATGCCTTTTTCTTCATAATGTGTACTCTTCTGCCTTTATATATGATTTTATTTGTTGCCGGATTTAACCAGTCTTGTAAAAATAAAACTTCCATTATCTTTCACGTTTTAGTCTGATTTGATAATCTTGAGTCGAATAGAAAACCTCCAATTCCGCGTTGTAATCTCCATCGCTACTATTCGTCATTGTTATTCTTTGTATCGCTTGTCCGTTTATAGTTCCGGTGTAAAAATCTAAAGTTGATCGTATCGCCCCGGCTAATGTCGCGTTCGTGTCAAAATCATTAGCGTACATATCAATTTGAACCGTGATTACATCCAAAGGCGAACTTCCATCCTTTGTCATAGACGGCTCTGTATCCGTTGTCGTATATACCACGAAAGGGAAATCTGCAAATTGTGGTACAGAAACAGGATAAATACGACTGCCAACAATATTAGTAACAGAACTTGCTCCGTTAAGTAATCCATAAATCGCCTTACCAATTTCATTTGTTGTCATTAACTTACCTTTCGTAGATTAGTTTTTGTTCTATTTAAATATTTGTTTACTTCCGCGCTAATCTGATTAAATATTAATGTTTTAGAATCTCTTAATGCCCTATATGTAACCTTCTCTCCAAATTGTTTAGCTCCTCCAAAAATCATATGTGCATACCAACCGTTGAACCTTTTATCATTTGGATTTACTACACTTTTTAATTTTGTGAACATTGGTCCAATTATACCAATCGGAGTTCTATATCCTTTCTCTTTTGAAATTACTTGAATAGAACTCTTAATGTTTCCTAATCCAAATTTATATCTAATCTTACCTTTCCCTTTACCAGCTTTCCTTGCACCTTCCTTTTTGTAAAAATATAAAACATCCGGTCGCAATCGTTTCGGACTAAATTCCCTTCTAAATCCTTTTTGTCGTTTTCTTGGTTGAGCAACCGGAGTTAATTGTTTGGCTCGATCTCTAACTATCTCGGAAGCTGGATATATTATATTTGCTATTGCTTTTTTATCCTTTACTTGTTTTAGCAACTTAACTATATCGGCATTAAATTGCCTTAAATCTGCTTCGGATAATTCAATAGGACTTCTTTGTGAATTATTATATCTTGAAGAACTACCACGAGAACTCGTTGACCTATACGAACCTACCCTAAAATTACTTGACCCTAACATTCTCTTATACAATCCCATCAGTTCCTTGTTTTAGCTTCCAACACCATAAATTGCTTTTCTTGTTCCGGCAATATCCGCTCAATATCGAATACCTTTGAATCGAAACTAATCCGCATTTTCTCGTTTAAATCTGTACGGTATCTAACCGTAAACTCTACATTTCCGATTGCGGTTTCCCTTGCAACCATTTCTTTCTCGTCCGTACCCACTCGTTTATACTCGACCGCAGCCCAAACCGTAGCAAATATGGACCAAGATTTGTTTACTTGTCCAGAAGCAGAACGAGTTTCGGTTACGGATTCAATAACAATCCGTTCATTCATTCGACCCAAAACCTCGTTCTTTTTCCAAATCATATTCCAACGAATAAGTTATAATTCAATCTATCAAGTAAAGATTGCGAAGCCGAGTATTTCTCCTTTGCGTAATCGCTACGGTTGTGATACATATCCGACAAAACCAATCTAATTGCTTGTCGAATCGCAGCCGGAACATCCGAAGCTGCATCTCCGTAACCGACTACATAAGTGACCGTAAGCGAATTGATTTCGGCTAAAATATCAGGAAATACTTCTCCGTATGCTGGTGTGATTCGTGCAGCCTTTCGGTGTAAATCCACTTTGTATAAAGAACTACTCCAAGTCTGTTCCACTTCGCTTGTATCCGTGTAAACAATGGATGTAACCGATTGAACCGGATGCGCAGTCAAATACAAGGTCGGAAACAAATCGGTTATTTTTGCTTTTGGAACTTTGTCAAAAACTTCTGAAACAGTTTGCGTAATAAATTTTTGACCCAGGTATTGCTCACAAAAATTCGTAGCAGCCAATATAAGATCGTCAATAAGCGTATCATCTGCGGATGTGTCTAATTTTAAATAGTTGTTTGCCTCACTTGTAGTGAGTATTGGTGTAGATGGACCCGATAATACCTTAAAGTAACCCATTATTTAGTTTTACGAGTTGTTCTTTTCTTTGCTTGTGTTGTTGCCAATTCCGCTTCCGTTGAAGTTTTGGTTTCAACCTTTTTTGTGGGCGCATCCACCAAAACTGCGTAGCCTTCTTTAATTAATTTATCTGCCAATTCCTTATGAACAAGTCCAGAATGACCAGCGTTGTAAGCCATCCTGAACTTGCCTGTTGGCGACTTGATAAATTTTACTTTTACCAAATCTGCCATATTAATAAGGTTTTTTCAAAGTGATTCTATGCGTGTAAACAGCAGATTGAGTACCAGCACCCGTAATGATAATTCTCTGCCTAACTCCATACACATCACCGGTCATTGGAGTAATCTCGCCATCTGCGTCAACTGAATCAGTTGCAACCGTGTACCACTCATCTCCGCTCAATGCGTTAGATTCTTGAACAGTCAAGGTTAAATCAATAGTACCTGATTCTTGAACACCTTTAACAGTATGATTGTACTTCCAAAAGCTATACAAATACGGACTAATTGTAATTGTATCCGCTTCGCTATCTGTGATAGTATCACTTGCTGTTGTTCTATAAATCTCATATCCGGCATCGAACTCGGAGTTCCTTGCAGCCGTGAAGATTAGGGATGCAGCCAAAATGACTGCACCACCTACTAACATAAATTTATTCATTTTATTTTCCATTTTAGGATTTGTTAAATTATATACCTTGTACTACGGAAGCATCCTTCATAGCGGAGAAAGAAGCAGCGTGTCTTACTGCAATATCCCACCAAGAATTTACTACTAATGTAACCAAGGCGTTTTTAGCTGATGTATAAGGATCAACTACCAAGTCAATTCCAGCCCATTGTCCGATTAATAATTCAGACCAGTTACCGAAAATAATCGCGTGAAGGCTTGAACCATTTCCTTTTGTTAAGTCAGAAGGTACTAAAGTAGAAACTCTTGCTCTATATCCATTTAATTGTCCTTCTCCAGCTTGTGCGCCATCAACGAAAATAAATTGAGCAGTATTGTTTGCCTTTTCAGCAGTTTTCAAGTAACCTCGAACGCCAGGAGTAGTCAAGTAAGCCAAGTTACCAAAATCAGCATTGGCAGAAGCTACATCCGTTTCCAATTCAATTATGTTTGCAAACGATGGATTTGCCCCATCAGTTCCACCGGCTACATCTCCGATTCCGCTTGTGTTCAAAATACCGGTTGGTTGGTTGCTTGATCCAGAACCATTAATCGCAGCAGTATCCAATGCGTTTGCAATCGCAACGCTCAAACGGTTTCTTACCATATTTTCAACATCAATGGTAGATTGAACCATTAATTGCTTACTAATATCGGTGAATGCTCCTAATCTGTTAGGACTCATTTGGATTCGGTCAAATGTCGGACTTGTTTCCGCATTGATGTCATTTTCTCCCTCCCAAACGGCAGTAGCAGCAGCATCGTTTCTTGGGAAATCAATGTTTGACGTTAATCCGGTAAGGTAAGTTGCTCCTAAAGATTCAGTTACCAATCTTGGATCAAGAAACGGAATCAAATCGCCTACTTCAGTTTGAATTGTAAATCCACCTTGAGTAGTTGTTCCGGCAGTCATATCCCTTTTTGTTCCTGGAGTTCTCATTAACATTTTAGGAACTGTCAAGTTACCATTAGGAGAAACACCAGCCTGTCGCGCTTCGTGAACACCTTCTTGGTGCATTTCCGCAGCAACTCCTTCCAATCTTCCCCTTTCAACTAATTGAGTGATCGCGCCATCCTTACCGGTCAATCTAAATTCGGTAGAAACCTTTTCTTCTTCGGTCTTTTTGCTTACGCTTCTTCTCGCGTCTTCGTTAGCCTTTCTTTTGGCTTCCTCGTTTGCCTTTCTCAAGTCTTCCGCTTCAATAAAAGATTCTCTTTCGATTGATTTGTTTAAATCTTCCGCTCTTTTGCTTAACTCATCCCACTTGTTAGACATTTCTTCGGTAAATTCATTACCACCGGCAGAACGGTGAAGTGCTGTCATCTGGTCCAACACTTCAGCTCTTTTCTGCCTCAATTCATCAGATTTTTTCATACTAATTTTTATTTAATTGATGTAAATATAATTCACGCTGCCTTATGGCATCCGTGTTGGAATTATCTTCCTTTTTATTACCCTTATTTAGAAATTCCTTTGCTCTTGCCATTACCGAAGTTGCTTCATAAGCCGGAAAGGTAACCGGAGCAACATCGTATAATCGCTTTATTTTCTTAATCGTTCTATATACATTTCCATCTTCCATTCTAAACTCATCGTCCTCGATGGTAAACGCGAATGAAGATTGACTAATATCTCCACGTTTAATTGACTCGTACATATCTCTACCTAATTGCGTATCAGGTAAATCCACTTCGTATGCTAATCCTTTTTCATCTTTCATTAATCGAAGCGTTCCGCTTACGGTTCTGCCAAGAACGTAATTCTGGTCGTGGTTAAATAACGCACGAACATCACTCATATCCGTTTCATCAAACGCGCTCGAATCGATTTGCTCAATGAAACCACCTAAATCACCCGAAGGCGAATTAAATGTAGCTGCGTAACCTCGTACGGTTCTTTTGGATTCGTCTTCGTGCATTGCGCGTAAATCCAATCCAAATGTTCTTATTTCTTTTTCCATTTCGTTGTTTCTTTCGCTTTCTGGTAAATTCTTAATCTTTCTTTCTGCCCAATCTTTCATCGCATCTCCTCCCCAGGCGTCGTACATAATTGATCCGCAAATCTCGTTTCCATCTTCATCCGTATATTTCCCTTGGTCGTAAGTTTTTGCTCTTGATAAAAAACTAAAGGTCCTTTTTATAGTATCAACTGAAAGCCTTTCTTTTCTCGCTATTTGTCCGGCTCTTGTCCATCCCACATTTGTTCCACAATCCGAACCGTTTTCTTCCTTGTGCTTAATCGCTCTTTTAGCGTTATTTACGGCAGCTTCCGGATAATCGTTGTACGGCATAATTACGGATTTACGTTTTCCTTTGAATTGGAAGCCAATGGCATTCCGTATTCATCGCCACCTTCGTATCCGTTCATTCCTTCTTTCTTTCTAATCTCATTCGGATTTAATGCGCGAATGTTATACATCGTTTGATACAATCTCGCTCTTGAATCGGTATCTCCTTGAAGCAATCCGTCCAAATCAAACTTGACAAAGGTCTTTCCCCATTCGGAACGAGGGAATAACTTGGAATTAAATTCGGATTCGATTCGCTTTGTCCAGCTTCTTAATGTGTATTGGACAAAGATTCGGTTTAGTAACTCGGCATTGTTAAAAGTTTCGGATTGACCCAACAACGTAACCGGAACACCGGTAATATTGCTTATGTCCGTGATGGTAAGCCTTCTTGATTCTATGTCGTTTGCATCAACTCCTTTTCCGGTCGTTCTATATTTGACTCCATTACTTAATAATGCCGTTTTGCCAGAATTATCTGGACCCTGATAATTTCGATTCCAACTTTCTTGAATTATATCGCGTTGTTCCTTACTTAATGCCTGATCCGTTTCCAATACTCCACCTATTTGCGCTCCGTTTCCGTAGAAGTTCGCACCGTGTTGTATTTCGGCTATTCCGCGTCCAAGTGTGTCTTGTTGGTAATCAATTATTGATTTGCCTAAAATCCCGTCTTCTGAATACATTCTTAAATGAATTATTTCCGAAGCCGGAACGGATGCACCGTGTTCGTGTATATAATAGAAATATTCTCCTTCAACCTTAAATTGCTCCCATTCTTCCGTGATTAAGTGCAATCTATCAATATTGCCATTGCCGTCCGTCATTATATGGATTAATGCGTTTCCACCTTTGTAATTAGAAGAACCGGTAAACATTTGCCTTACCAAGGTTTCCATATAAGTAAACTTATCCCTTGTTGGCTCTGGTCTGAAATTGATTAGCGGATACAATGGATGATCTACGGCTTCGAATACGTTTCCTTCCGCATCCTTGGTATAAACGGAAAACGGTAAGGATGCTATTTGTTCGGATAAGATAGTTACCGCTCGGAAATAAGCCGGGATTGCTTGACTTGTCTTCCAATTTACTGAAACCTTTGCTCTTGAAGCCGAAAATAATACGGTTTGCCAAGTTGACCAATCTTTAGCCGGTCCAATCTTGGAATATATAGCTGCCCTTGCCGTTTTAAACGGTTGAATTACACGTTGGATTAATCCCATAGGCAAATATTTGCGATTTTTATTGGTAAAAACCAAAAAATAATTAACAAAGTGTTGTTTTTTGTTAACTTTTCGTATATTGTACCATTGTTAATCATTAAATCAATCAAAAATGAACAATTACAAAGACCTATTTTCAATTTATGGTGAATTTGATGGCAAATTCTATCTTGAAACATATCAAGACCACAAAGAAGCGTATTCCAGGTATAGTGAATTGTCTTGGAAGATGTTGCAACGCGCTAATAAGTTATGGAAAAAGAATCCAGATTTGATTCCGCAATTTTACGAAACGACTAAAGATGGCTTCGATAAATCAAGCCATTGCCGTATTGGTCACATTTATATAGATAGGATTCCGGAAGAACACGAAATTAATTAGTATATTCGCATCAAGTTGGTCATAGTTACGGTTTTTATTACGTTGCCGCTCATTTTGGGCGGCTTTTTTTATTTTAATATACCTCGTAACCATTTCGACTTCATTACTCGAAAAGTTCCGTAATTCTTGTATTTATTTACCCCTTTTTGTTTAAAATGCCATTGTTCTGTGGCTATATAAGCCTGGTGATAGCTCATTTTTGTATCAACTATACTAAAGAAATAGTCGAAATACTCTTGATTGCTCATTTTATCTGATTATATGAAAGAAATAACCTCATCAGCATTGAATGGTGTTTGACCTTTTTTTGAATCCATATACGCAGCGTAACACATAGCCAAAACCACCATTCCGTCGATTTTCTCTTGGCTTTTGCTTTTATCGAACATAATTAATCCGGTGTGATTGGTTTTGATGGTAATATTTCCAGCCATCCATCTCAAAATCGGATCAGCACCGTGCCAAACTTGACCCTTTTCGATTAAGGCTTCCAATTCTCGAATCGGCTCGTTATAAGAAACAACCGTTTGTCGAAATTCACGCATTGGAACACCTTCCGCATAAAGTTCCGAAGCGAATTGAGTTGATTGCCAAGGATCATAATATATCTTCTGAATTGCATAATTATCCATTGCTTCGTTAATGTCGGTTCGAACCGCATTGAAATCGGTTACATTTCCTTTGGTTAGATTCATATTCCCGTCTTTAGCCCAATCCAGATACGGAACTCCATCTTTTTTGGCTCGGAATTGCGCTCCTTCTTCCGGACAATAGTATTTCGCCTTAAATATGAAACTGTCGCGGTCTGGTGTTGGGGGGAACAATATTCCGAAACAAGTTAAATCCCATTTCGTACTTAAATCCACCGCAGCATAGCATTCGCTTCCGATTATTTCGCTTTCGGATACGGATTTGTTGCCTTTCATCCAAATCTTGTCCGTAATCCACGTTTTTGACTGCCGAACCCAAATGTTTAGATTCTTGGTCTTAAAATTAATCTCCGCAGATTGACCTTCGTTTATAGCCTTGGTGTATTCCGTTCTTAATCCTTCCCAACTTGGTGTTGTACCTATTGAAGGATTCGCCTTTTGCCACGTTTCTTCCTTATGCCAATCGTCTTCCTTATTGGCTGCGAATATTAATCCGAATGTGGAGATGTCATCCTTCTTTCCGGATACGATGTCATTCACAACCTTTCGGTATTGATGGCAAGGTCCGTTTATATTAAATCCGGCGGTTGTGATAATAAACAACAACGGTTGCGTTCTATTTACCATTCCGGATGCAAGGTTACGCAATATTGAATCGTCCTTTGCTTCGTGATACTCGTCAATAATTGCAAAATGTGGTCGAACTCCATCCAATGTTTTGGAATCGGCTGCAATAGGTTTAAAACTCGATTCGCCTTGCAAGTTTTTTAATCCACGAGTTGTAATAGAATCGTAAACCTTGCAAATACTTGCAAACTTCTTACTTTCTTGCATAAATTGTGTAGCCATAACTTTACCGGCATTCCAACAAATGGTTGCCTGGTCGTACTTGTTTGCAGCCGAATAGCATTCCGCACCCATTTCTCCATCGAAAAAAGCACCGATTACACCTAATGCTCCGGCAAATTCCGATTTCCCATTTTTTTTGCTTACTTCTACATAAGCCTTTCGCGTTACTCGGTAATTGTTGCGCTTATATTTCCATCCAAATATCCAACTCAATACAAATATCTGCCACGGAAGTAATTGGAAAGGTTTTCCGTAATATTCCCCAGAAGTATGCCGAAGCATTCTGAAAATGGTAATAATCCTTTGAACACCTTCGGCATCGTAATATATATCCGGATTGTTTTCGAACTGTTCCCACCTTTTGACCGCAGCCAATTCCAAGTCGCCACAAATCCTTTTGCCTTTTAAAACGTCAGATATGTATTCGCGTACTTCCAATTATCCTGTATGGCTCTGGTTCATTATAATATCGAACGGATCACTTACTTCTTCGGCTTGTTCGTTTCGCATCTTGTCGCGTACTGCCGGAGTCAATCCAAGTTGCTTTAAAAATCCTTCAACGTGTGCAAGATGCGTTTTATACACGGTCAATTCCGGACTAACTTGTCGAGATCCATTTGGATACGTTTGAATTTGATTTCCTTTCAATTCCGCATCCGCTTCTTCCAATAACTGAATTGAACGAGCGCAACGAGTTACGATAACGGAATCGGCTTCGTTTAAGAGTCCGCAGTATTCAAGGTCCTGAACCAATCGGTCAAAATACCTTTGTTCTTGTACGTTTAGTTTCTTATATGGTTTCATAAGTTTCAATATTTTCTGAAAGTTGTAAAAGTCCCCTCTCGGTCAAAATTAGCCTGTAAAAAACCCTGCA